CTAAACGTAGGCGCGTAGGTTGTATCATTGTAAAAGATACACAAGTTATATCAACTGGATATAACGGTACACCACATGGCTTTAATAACGATTGTGAAGAAGATCAAATCAGAGAGATAGAAAACGAAAACCATAAGAAGGTATTAGAAGAAAAGGGCTATGAATGTGATGATGCTTGTTGTTCTAAAGAAGTAACAAGAAGAGAAGTCTTACATGCAGAATCAAACGCATTAGCAAAAGTAAGTAAATCAACATTAAGTTCGCAAGGAGCTGATATGTATGTAACCACTTGCCCATGCTTTGATTGTGCTAAATTAATTATTCAATCAGGTATTGCACGGATATTCTACTCAGAAGACTATAGAGATATGGCAGGAGTAGAACTACTTAAGAAGGCAGGTATCGAAGTAACAGAAGTTATATGTTGGAACGCGGATCAGTAAAAGACATCATAGATCAATCATTAAGCAAAGGTATATTTGGAGAAGGGTTTGAATTTAGAACAGGCCAAAGAGAAGTTATTGAAGCTATCTGCGATCATTACATTAAAGATCCAGAAGGAACTATTATTTTAGATGCTCCAACTGGAAGTGGTAAATCCTTAATTGCTATGTGGTCCGCGCACATCCTCAAAGAATTAGGTAAAAGAGGTTATTTAGTAACCTCTGATCTAATGCTACAAGATCAATATGAAGAAGACTTTAAAAGGCTAAAACTTAATTGGCCAAGTATAAGAGGAGTAGACAACTATAATTGTGATGTAAATGATCTTCCATTCTCTCTTGCTGATTGTAAGATGAAAGGTATTGGGTATGAAGCTGCCGAGAAATTAAAATGCTGGGGAACTTGTGGCTATCTTCAAGGCCGCCGGCGCGCAAAGGAGCTACCTGTAGCTCTCTTTAACTATTCATACTATCTAATACAAAGGAATTATGTAGAGGATAAGATGCAAGAACAAGATAGAGAGGTACCATTTCCTAAGAGAGACTTTGTATTCTTTGATGAGGCACATAAGGTAGACAGTATAGTGCAATCACACTTTAGTCCTAGAATAGACATAGGTACACCAAAGTTATTTAAAGAGGTAAACAGATTTATACAGAAGCATGGCTTGGAAGCTGCCTGGGTATCTGAGAACAGAATAGAAGATATAGTCGACCGCTTAATGCGGGAAGACGATCACCAGGAGTTAATGAGGCACATCAGCGAATTCAGAGGTATTGCCAAGGTTTACCGCAAGGCCAGATCAGCAGCCCTTAAGGTTAGCAAACTACAGTATCGAACTGGTAACGTTCCTAAAGAATGGCAGACTTTTTTTGGGCGAATGGATAGACTTAAAGATATATGGTGCAAATTTGATGACTATCACGATATTATTAAAGAACTCGGTATCGATGCTATTGTTATTGATCGAAAAGAAACTGAAGTAAAATTCTTATGTTTGGAAGAGGCAATGATGATTGATAAATTCTTACAAAAGAAAAGTGGCTTTAAAGTCTTTATGTCAGCAACACTAGGTGATATTAAATCATTTGCGAAACATACTTCAATGGGTAATGCTAGGGTTATTAGAATGAACAATAATTTTGATTACAAAAAATCCCCCATAATATTCGTTAATAGGCATAAATTATCTTTTAGAGAACGCGAGAAAAATCTCCCACATGTAATAAAGACCTTAGACAAAATCCTAGAGAAGCACAAAGGACAAAGTGGAATTATTCACGCCGGTTCCTATCAGTTCATGAATGAAATTAATGCCAAATCAAAACATAGTTTTAACTTAATAAGCTATGACATGGCTAAAGAAAGAAGTGGCGCGATTGATTTGTTTAACAGATCTGAAGGCAAGGTCTTAGTTGGACCTTCTCTTTTAGAAGGACTGGATTTAAAAGATAGTAAGTCTAGATTTCAGATCTTTTTTAAAGTACCTTATCCATCACTAGGCGATCCACTTGTAAAAGCAAAGATGAATACATTCCCGGGATGGTATGATTGGAAAACAGGCATTGCAATACAACAGGGAACTGGAAGATCAGTAAGATCTAAAGACGACTGGGCAGTTACATATATCCTGGATGCGTGCTTTAGAAGCTTGATAAATAAACAGGGCATATTCCCACCTTCGTTTGAAGAAAGACTTAAAACAATAAACTAATGGCATATAGCGTAATAATAATCGACGATTTTTACAATAACCCACTTGAAGTTAGAGAGTTTGCATTAAATGCAGAATATGATGTTGATGGTAATTATCCAGGAATAAGAACAAAATCATTTTTAACACAAAGTATTAAAGATCATATAAACGATCACATGGAAACTTTGCATGGAAAGATAATATGGCCTGAGCCAGGTAAGGAAGGATATACTGGAGCCTTTCAATATTGCACATCTAGAGATAGAACTTGGATCCATGCTGATAGCTGGAATAAATGGGCTGGTGTTTGTTATTTAACACCGGATGCTCCGTTATCAGGCGGAACTGGTCTATTTAAACATAAAGAAACAGGATTAATAGCAGCTCCTAAATTGCCTAATGGTGAAACTAATCGTGATCTGCTAGATATAATAGGTAACGACGGACAAGATTATACTAAGTGGGAAAGAACTGATACAATCGCGAACGTCTTTAACAGATTAGTAATTTATAGAGGAGATCATTTTCACGCATCTTTAGATTACTTTGGAAAGGATATTAATGATGGAAGATTGTTTCAAACATTCTTCTTTGACACAGAAAAATAAACAACATGGGATTTAATAAAATGTTTCTACCAGAAGAACAAGAATTAAAAGATTTTTTAACAGAATATGGAAGAGATAGATTTTACGATCGATGGGTTATACCCTTTAAAAAGCGAGATGCGATCATAGGTCCTAGTGAAAGTCATGAATTTATTAAACAATTTATAGAAAGTGAGTATAATAATAGACCAGGCGATACGTTACACACTGGCATTGGTCAAAGGACTAATAAATAAAAAAAAGATGAGTACAACTGATACTAAAGAAAGGATTTTAGTTTGGACTAAAACCGAAAGAGCAGGTGACATTGTAACTATTGATAAAACAGAAGGTGATTTCACCCTGTTTACTGATGGTTCAAAATGTTATACTAATATTATTGGAGAAGAATTCTTCATGGAAGCTAAAACAGAAGATCATGCTAAACAATTGGCAGTTCCTTTTAGAGGACCTAGTGATGTACCTGTTCCTTCTAAAGGACCTGACGGTCCAGCTGCTAAAGTAGAAACTGCAGCTAAAGAAGAATTTAATGTAATGTTAGAGATGCTAAAAAAGATTAGCGCTAAGAATACAATTACAATGCCATTAGAACTTAATGTTCCATCAACAGATGTTTACGATTTATTTAAAGATCAGATGGATATTACAAAAGCAGATCTAAATGAGCAAATATTGCTACTGGTACAGAGCCAGATAGATAACTTACAAGAACAATTAAAACCACAAGCAGAAGAATTCATTAAAAATTACTATAATGGCAGAACAAGCAAACTTAACACCGGAACTAAATCCAAACCAGCCAAAGGCACAAACACAGCCCCAGGCATCGAGTACTAATAGAAGACAGAGACGTCACATGATGAAGCAACAAGGTATACTTAAGTATGTCAGTCAGCTTCCATACATGGGTGAAATTAGAACTAAGCTTAGAGCGGCTAATCTTGAGAATGGTAAAAAGATCCACCAACAAAATATGGATCGTAATGATAAAATAAATGCTCAGTATTTAGAATCAGCATTAGAAAGATTAAAAGAAACTTGGGCAAGCCAAGGTTACAATGCAAAAGAAATTACAACTCTAGAAGAGGCTTGGTCTTTAACAGCAATTAAAGATAAAGAAAACTATAGAGCTGACAAAAAAGCTTCGAAAGCGTTATATAAGGAGGCAAATGCTTCTAGAGCTTCGAGACAAAAATAAAGATACAGTATGATTAGCATTCAAATAGAACCAGCGGATAACGGTGTGTTAAAGTTTTTACTAGACGATAACGTTAATGGCGGAGGAGAAGAATTTACTACTAGAACAGTATATGAATTCGAGGGCATAGCTGGTAAACAAAACCAAGTAAAGTTTCTAAAAGATCTAGTATTAGAATTAGGTCTAGTAACTGGTAACGAACTTGAGTCTAGTTGTTTGCGAATTCAAACTGGTTGGGGAACGCAGTATGTCCCAAACGATACTGAACTTAAAAATAAGATTTCAGCCACTGAAAAAGAATTAAAAAGGCTAAAATCTATGTTAAAGAAATGACACTACAAATAGAAGGTGTTTGGTGTAAAACTAGGACTGAGTTTGAAAAATTAGCAAAGTCTGGAGATTATGATTTGACTATATCCTATTTCGATATTGTGAATAGATTAGTTAAGAGTGACCCTTATAGTGAGGAGCCATCAGATGTTATTGTCTCTCTTTATATTAGAAAGTTAATTAAGAAATTAATTACTGATAATACAGAGAAAGAGAATGAACATGCTAAGTTACTTTATATGTTTAAAAACCTAGATGGTTCTGCCATCTTAAATTTTAAAGATTTTATTAGTGACTTAACTGGTGAACCATTCGATATAGATCTAGTTATTATCAACAGATGTGATTACCCTAAAAGGGGTGTACTCAGCAAGTTTGATAATGTTAGATTTATAGACCATGATTAAGCATAAAGTATTTACTAAAGGTGAATATGTACAGGCTTTATTATCTACTACACAAAACCCTAACGTACTAATTCCAGTTAGAGCCCTAATTTACGACGTTAAATTTGACGACGTGAATCCTAGGTATCAACTTCGTATAAAAAAGTTCTATGATAATATAGTCTTTTTAAAGGCATACCTATTTGGTGGTAGATTCATCAGAGATTTTGAAGGTAAAGAAACTCGCATCAACTTAAAGAGGCAAGAATATAAAACCGTTAAAGCAGTAGAAGATAGAGTCTTCAATGGCGATAAATGGAAGCAATATCTTGTCACAGTCGATTCAGTATTCTGTGTAAAGACCAAGGTTGAACAAGACCGTCTATTTGATAAGATACAAGACTTTCAAATTGAAACCACTCTAAAAGAGCTATATGAGCTCACAAACCGATCTGTATATAACGGCCAATATAATTTTCATAGTAAAGGTGAATATGTAAAAGCTTTACAAAAGTTTTTAGGAGATAGATACCCTGAAGACGATGATTGGATAGATAAAGTACTATATCGACCAGATCATAATGAATTAGACCGCGGAGAGTGGGTTTAAATATATTATCCTGATATGTAGTCAGATATATATAAAAAACAAATAGATTTTTAATGGCTTTAAGTTTACGTACCGTCACACCAACAGCTCCACCGAAGTACATATACGAGGATGATGTAACTGGGAAGAGAACCGTTAGTAATGGTCAACTAAATGCTGATGGTACTCCATATTCTGAACCATCTTCTAATGAGGAGGCAGCAAGTAACGGGGAGAGTGCAGCTTTAGGTGCTGAACCTGAAGGAGCTGTAGAACCTATTAACTGGGGTACAACAAACGGAGATGCAGAAATTAGTTCTGGTGCCGGTGATGTTAATCCAGCTGGCCTTTATGGGAATAACCCGGATGGACTAAAATCTAGGGCTTATGAGATTAAAGATCCAGAAAAAACGATTGAAGGTGTATCTTCAGTTAGATCTAAATCTAATTCATGGACATTATTAAATTATAGAAATTATGCTGGAGGAACTACTTATGGAGATCCTGATTATTCTCAATGGGGAACTGCAGTCGTAGGTACTGGTTCATCAGCTGCTGATATATTAAACCCAACTGCGCATAGAATTGTTACTCATTGTGAAGAGAATGGCGGTGTAGGTTTTTCTTATGCATATAGAGATTTTATACAAACAGAACATTATGGCCAAATATCAAACGAATACCTAGTTACTTTAAGAAGGTTTTCTTTTCCAGTTGGAGATGATATTGTAAATGCTAGATCTTATGATGAGGCAGGCCAAGAATTAGATATTTCAGAACCGGATTTAGCTAGAGCAATTACATGGTTATCTCCTAAATTAGGAAATGACCTAAAAGACATACTTTCATTTGGTACTGGATTTGGATGGGAAGAAATTGAATCTTCTGTACAAACTGCATCAGGTGCTAGTACAGAAAAGAGAAGAGGTAGTATTGGTGCTTTAATTGACGGCAGTCCTATTGCTAAAGCTGCAGAAGCAGGAGCTAATGGGCTTACTGCTGCAGAATCTGATCGTATTAATAGTAAAGGCCAACATGATGCTTTAGGAGACACATATCCAAATATGGTATATGGTCCTTACAATGCTATTAAAAAAGTATTAGCTAGAAATGATAAGGGTCTTCAATTTGATAATGAATTTAATCTTAACTTTTATTATGACTTAAGAGGATTTGATAAGACATCGCCGAAGATAGTCTTTATGGATGTTATCTCGAATCTTCTAGCAATAACATATAACAATGCTCCTTTCTGGGGAGGTGCTGTTAGACATACCGGTGGGAACGGTTCTACTGGTAAGCCTTTCGGTGATTTTGATAAATTAAAAAATGGTGATTATTCTGGTTATTTAGGATCAATAGTTACTCAATTAAAATCTACACTAGGTGCTGGGTTTGACGATTTAGGTAAAGCTGCATCTGGTTTAATGAATGGTAAAGGACTTAATGCATTAGGTGATTCTAAGATTTTAGATAACATGATTGGTGGAGCCTTAATGAAACATTTAGGTTCTCCTTCTGGTGGTGATATTATTAAAGCATTCTTAACAGGAGATCCAACCGGGCAATGGCACTTAACAGTAGGTAATCCAATGAATCCAATGTTGGTTTGTGGTAACCTATGTTTAGAAACTGCTAAGTTTGAATTTGAAGGTCCTTTAAGTTATGAAGGCTTTCCTAGTAAATTAAAAATGACGGTGGCATTAAAACCAGGTAGACCTAGAGATAAATCAGAGATTGAGTCTATGTTTAACGCAGGTAGAGGTAGAATGTACTTACAACCGGAAGTATCGAAAATGGATGTTGACAAGGTATTAGATATGTCGGCATACGGAAATAAAGACAGAAGCAGGTTAACGCCAGATAGAGCGTTACGTAACTCTGACATGGCAGCAGGATAATATGAGACTTAGAACACTATTAAATAAAACACAAGGGGACGGCAAATATATTTTTGCACAACCTACTATGATCTTTAGAAATAAAGATGATAATAGTAGCTCACGCTTACATGTCGTTAGAGAAGATGAGGTTACAAGACCTGACTTAATTGCATTAGAGCATTATGGAGACCAAACTAAAACAGATTTAATCTTAAAATGGAATGGTATCTCTGATCCTTTTTCTTTACAACCTGGAGATGAATTAATTATACCACCATCCGGTGTTGCATATAATAAATTAGAAAGACCGGCTGCTTCTGAAGACAATAAGATTAAAAATCAGTTCTTACAGAGTAAAAGGTTTACTAAGAAAGATCAAAGAAGGTTAGATGCTTTAAAGAAGAAATATAATAAAGAAGTATTACTACCTCCTAATGTTATTCCAGTAGGTCAAAAGAACTATAAGTTTGATAAAGACGGTAATATTATATTTGGAGCACAAGCACAAAACGGAGAGGTTAACGGTTCAAGTAATACAAATGGTGGATTTGGATCTGGTGGAGGCTCGGGTAATGGTACTGGCTCCGGCGGTAGTGATGCTGTAGTTGACGCAATATTTGATGATCTAGGACAAGATTTAAGAGATAGTATTTTGGCAGCGCAAGGTAGTGGTGGATCAGGATCAGGATCTGGAGGCTCTGGAAACGGAAGTGGAAAGGACTTGACTGAGAATCAATTAGAGAATAATTTAAATAACGGTGTCGGTAAAGGTAGAGAAACAAATTCATCTGGAAAAGGTGCTGGAAACGGAAGTGGAAGTGGAAACGGAAGTGGAAGCGGTGGAGGTACTAACGCAAATTCGAACGGAACAAATAGTAATTCGAGCTCATCTCCTCAGGGTAGTAGTAATGCCGATGGTGTTGCTAATGATGGAGCTCCTTGTAATTAACACTAAAGGATGGAATTAGAAAATCACATTTTAGCGGTTGTAGAACCGGCAATACTCCCAACAGAAATTAAGATGGATGCTCTGTCTGAAGAATCCGGTGATAATGTAGATAAACAATCAAAAGAGGTTGGTGCATTTGAACCTTTTATATTATGTAATGGCGTCCAGGTTACATCCAATGAAATAGATTCATTAAATTTAGAATTAGATGGTAAAGTACCTAGATGTAATATATCTTTTAATGATGCACATGGAGCATTCAAGGTAGATTCAATGCCAAGGGATGGAGATTTCTTTACAATTCTCTTAAACTCAAAACACCAAGAGACTTTTAAATCTATTCACATGGATTTTGATATTGTAGAAGTTCAAACTGAAGCAGATAATCCTAATACCCCAGGAGGTAGTTTAATTTCATTAAATGGAGTTTGTAAAGTACCTAGGCTTTATGCTGAAGATTGTCAAATATTAGATTCTGATACGGCATTAAATCATTTAGAAACTGTGGCAAGAGAATTAGAACTAGGCCTTGCAACTAATATTGACGCAACAGACGATGCTCAAGCTAGAATACAGGCTTATACTACATATTTTTCTTTTATTAAATCAATAGTGGATGACTCTTATGTTTCAGACGATGCATTTGTAAAGTTTTATATAGATCAATATTATTACGTTAATTTTATAGACATTAATAAAATCTTTAATTCACCTAGCCCAAAGATAGATGAAGTTATGACAGTTTTAACTGGATTCGCAGAATCTGAAAGTAAGAAAAAAGGAAGAGAAGATGCTACAGATTCTGATAATATCGAAGTACCTTTATTATTAACTAACCATACAGATTTATCAGGCCTATCGTGTCATGTTGAATCTTATGAATTAATAAACAACTCAAATCAAATTAGCCTTGAAGGAGGCTATGCTAGAACATGTCAGATTTATGATAATAATTCTGAAGGTGGAGATAGATTTCAAGAGTTTACAATTGAGCCCTTAGTAACGGAAGAGTTATCTGAACTTGATGAACCTTTAAGAGGTAATAGAAAAGATGAGAGATATAAAGATCAGGTTAAGTTTAAATACATGGGTAGACAGAATGCTGGAGATGATGGATTAGGTAATACACATTCAAATGCAATATTTACTAAACTACATGACGCACAAAATAACATGGAGATAGAAAAGATGAAGTTAAAAGTTAATGTAATTGGCTTTAATCCAGCAATCTATAAGTTTTGTAAAGTGCCAGTAATAATGTATCATTATGACGGAGTAAAGATCGAGGCTGAGCAAAAGGCGGATCAAAAGAGAGAAGAAGCTGGATTAACTGAAAGACCTATGAAAGCCGGTAAACCTAATGAAGATTTAAATGAAATTACTCAGATGATGGATAAATTTATATCAGGGTATTATATAGTAGAAAATATTAATTACAGATACGATGCCGAATCGGCAATCACTACAGAACTAACTCTAATTAGAAGAGAGTGGCCAAGTAGATCTGCTAATTTAGCAGAATAAAATAAAAGCAGGATAAATAACTTATGGCTGAAAGAGATAACGGTAGAAATGCATTTAGAAAAGGAGCGAGAACACGCAAGATCCATGAGGATCCTACGTACTTATCTTTTATGCTTCTATTTCATAGTGACGATAAGTCTGAGGTCGCACATTCTCCTTTAATGAATGGCGAGGCACTTAGTTATTTAAGAAATGTTGTTAGAACAGACCTAGGTGACATATATGCTGAAAATTTAGAAAACTTTAAAAGAGTATTATTAAAGGTTAACAGAGAGATGCCTTGGTTTTGGCAAGGTCTAAAAGGTATTGAGACTGCAATGACTTATGGCGATATGAAAGAGCCGTGGAGAGGTGCTGAAAAACCTATGTTAGAAATTGAATGTTTAGAAGAGAATGTAGAATTAACTGCAATCGGCCTTATGGAATTATATAGAAATTCCTGTTTTGATTTACAGAGATTTGTAGAAGTAGTTCCTAAAAACTTAAGAGAGTTTTCAATGGACATTTATTTGTCAGAGGTGAGAACTTTCCAAAAAGATACTGATGCTAGAAACTTAGGGATTACAGATAACCCAGATTCTAGGATTAATTCAACTGGATCAGATGCTAAAACTGTAAAAGACATCCACCCTGTATTTAAATCAAATGATACAATGCCAGGTTCCAATTTAAAGGGTACTGCAGACTCTAGGCCATTCGTAGCATTAAGGTTTACACATTGTGAGTTTGATATGGACTCAGTTGCAGATTATTTTGCAGATATGAGTAAAAACCCAGAAATGAAAAGACCATCACTTAAAATAAAGTGGGGGACTTGTGTACCTTTAGCCTCAAGATTAGGTCCTAATATGTTTAGTGATAACAGGGATGCGAATACTATTAACAGAACAGAGCCTGTAAATGCTGCGACAGATCCTAATCAAATGCCATTAAATACAGTCAATCCTAAAGCTCAACAAAATGTTAGCTCGATGGATTCATTAAGTAATGTACACGATGGAACTGATCCTAGAGCAGAATCGATAACAGATAGAAAGAAGATTGGACTTGGAGATTTAGCTAAAGATACTTTAGGTAGTATTGCAGATGATATTAAAGATACTGCAGAAGGTTTAGTATCTGGAGTGACAAACGCAATTGATAGTTTTAGTTTACAACCAAATGGAATCGGTAACGTACATGGTACAAAAATCGGTGGATTTGCAGGCACTTTATTAGATAATGCTGTCGGAAACTTAACTGGTAAATTATTACTTGATAATGTACATGGAGCCGGAGGGCTAGGCAGTATACAAGATGCTATAAACGGTGGTTTAATTAATGCCGTTGGTAATTTAATACAGGGACAACTTAATAGCGGTGGAAGTGCTGCAAGTGCGCTTGGCGGCGGAGGTTCTGGTATTGGTGATCAGGTCCATGATATAGGAGTTGATAGTTCACCAGATGGTAATCTAGGTAATGCTAAAGTACACGATCCAGTTACTCCAACACCAGAAGGTCCTTTAAATCAAAGAATTCACCCACCAGGAGTTGATTCTACTCCAGATGGAAACTTAAACAATAACGTACATGAATAATAATGAACTTTTTGCTGATAATTTACGAGAAACACACTGGCTCGGAGAAGTAGTTATTAATGAAGATCCACTTCTACAAGGTAGAGTGCGTGTAAAAGTTTTCGGTAAATTTGATAAATTAACAGATGATGCTATTCCATGGGCAACTCCTATGAATAGAGATCAAGTCGGTTCACATGCAGTTCCTAGAGTTGGAGATATTGTTGCAGTCCGTTTTGATAATGGTAACATCTATCACCCAGAATATTGGTTTCAAGTAGACCAAAATGATGATTTAAAAGGAGACATCTTAGAAGCATCTGATGCACCGCATGATGTTATTTCATTAGTATATGATGCAGAAAGAAATGTAAGAATTTACCACTCACCAGAAGATGGCCTGGTCATTACAAGAGGCGAGGGTAAAAAAGAGAGACCTATCATTCAATTAGACGAAGAAGGAATTATTAAGATTTCAACTGATAATAAGATCTTTATGGATTGTGGAGATATATTTGTATCTAATACAGGAGAAGGCGGAGCAGATGAAACTGAACCAGCTGTAAGAGGACAGTCTTTACAAGATTGGTTACAAGCCTTATTAGATGATTACAATGCACATATACATCCAACAGGAGTTGGACCATCAGGTCCACCAATGCCTCCTACGCCAGCAACTGTAGCAAAATTATCTAGTACACATATTAAGTATCAACAAAAGAATAAGTAACTATGCCTGCACTGTGGCCCAAATTTATTCCTGACCTAGCTAATACAATAATGAGCCAGCAGTTTACCAAACCTGGTGGAGCGATACTTTCTTATCCGCTACCAAAGGTTGGAACTGATCAAGTGCCTATCTTTCCCCCATCTGGAGATTTAATAAAATCTATTGCTCCTGGAAATCCTATTAATGCACAACTAACTACTAATCCTGCTGGAATGATAAATGCGATTAATCTTGCACCACTAAGCGGGCGTTATGATTTTGGTAAAGCAGTTGCTCAGCATTATATTGATGCAGTAAAAGGGGCTCCAAAAGCACAAACACCATTTGGTGCGTTTCATGAAAATAACGGTCTTGCTGAATTAATTTTAAAAGAGGGTTATGGTATTGCATTCGAAAGATTATTAAAAGAGGGAGACATACCCTTAATGGACCAGTACGATGAAGATGGTAATTTAACTGAGATGGGTAAAGAATCCCATCCAGCATACGCTGATTTCTGTCCAGATGTGGCAGCTCCGCCAACTGAAGAAGAACTTGAGGAGGAACGAAAAAAGAATGCATTAGCATTTAATAAATTCGTGGATGAACAAAAGTCTGAGTATAATTTACGTAAATTTAAGTTTTATCAATTTCCATGTCTACTAGGCACAGAGACCCAAGAAGAATTAGAGATTATCTTTGCTACTAGAATTTTACTGGGATATGAGTTTATGAATACGAAAGCTAAGAGGTGGGATTACTTTACATGGGCATGTCATTTAGGAAAAGAGAGTTATGAACTGCGTTACAATGGAAATCAAAGATACCAAAATATTAGCCCTAGAGTTAGAACGGATATTACAAACGCAGGATATGATTGGAAGAAATTAGCTGATCAGGTTTCTAGATATGTAAAACGTGCGTTGTTAGAGGCACATCCAGCAAAAACCGGAATACTTGGAACGCCTGAAAATGATGGGTATATGTTTGGCTTTAATTCTGCAACAAAGAAAAGGTTTTATAGAGACCCTACGAAACCAATTCAATATCCTACATTAAAGGATCGATCAGGTAAAGGAATATCTCCAGACTTTTGTCCTATTAATCAATATAAAATACAAGTACCTTATGACTTTGAGGAAGATAGCCAAAGGCCTAAGATCCTAACATCTAATGTAGTGGCAACATTTACATATTATCCCAATAAAAGAACTGGTGGCCTCCCGTATGTTGGCGATATTAATAAAGTTATATTTGGTCGAGGAAGTTTCGATACCGCCGGTGGTGGTGAAAATAAGTATATAAAGACTACAAGCTGGGTTAAAAATAAATACGAAGAGTTTGAGTGGGAAAAACATTGGATAAAAGTACCTGAAGCAAAATTAAGAGCAGCCTCTACAAAACCAGACGCTCAAGCAGAATTCTTTAAGATCGATCCTAAACCAGAAGGTACTCTATTTAAATTTGAATTCTATAAAGCTAAATGTGCTAAAAATGCAGCAGCAGGATGTGAAGAGGATGCAGCAGTGGTTGATTTCCCATTTGCACCAAGTGGAACTACGCCTGGTGGTAAATCTTTTAGTGGAGATCCGTATGAGATGATGGCAAAGGTAACAATAGCATATTGGTATGCTTGTATTGTCAAACCATTCGGACCAATGCCTGCAGCTTTACCTGCAATGATTAACGCTCCATTAGGAGGTCTTTATATTCCGATCTATTATGGAAGTGCAAATAGACTTGCAAATCATTTAAGAAAGGCTTGGGCTACAGGTAAGACTTTTGATAAAGTGCCGATTACACAACCGCCAGCATTTGCAACAGCAACAGCAGTTGCAGGAGCGTATGCCCTACATCTGCTTGAATTTAAACTATTATATCTTGGTGGTATTCCAACGCCAGTCGGTCCAATTCCGATGGTTGGTTTCGTACCAGTGGTATTTTAACCCCAGTCTTTTTCGAAGGTATACCAATGGTCTGCGGACGCACAGTCCCTAAGAGCATCTAATACCATATAAACCTTTTCTTCCATAGTTAACATCGGTAGAATGGCTCCTATGTGCATCTCGAGTAATTCACTGTTTGGCATATACTCTGCGGAATGTCTTGCAATTCCAGTGATAAGTCTATAAGCATTATCTTCTACAGTTGAAAACCTAGTACCCGCATGGTAACCTAAAGATCCGTCTCTGCCAGTTTCTTTACTATGCTTAATCATCTTGTCCCAAAGTTTGTCGCCGAGTAGATCTCTAACGTCTTGGCAAATTTCTTGAATAGCGTCTTTGTGTTTAAGAACAGCCTGGTAGCCATGGCCACCAACACCATTACATTCTATATTTTTGTAGTTAAATTGATTTGTCATATTTTATTTATTTTTAATTACAGTACTAATATACGAAAAATAATTGACATAAAAAAATTATTTAGTACTTATTTTGTATAAAAAGCCAACTTTTTTGAGTTAGATAGATAACTTATATGAAACCTAAAAATTAGCCAGAACACACATGGATAAAAAGCAAGGTTAAGTAGATATATAATATGTTAATACCTTTTAAATAAAAAATAAATGTCAGATAAAAAAAGACGAAGAATAAACACTTCAGCCCAAGAGGCAAACACAGTAGAACTAGTTCAAGAAACAGCTCAAGCTGAAACTCCAATACAAGAAGTTACTAAAACTAAAGAAGATGACGGTAACGATTTTTCAGAATTTTATGATGAAGCAGGAGAATTCAAATGGGAAGCTTACGAAGCAACATGCGTAACAGCATCCCGAAAACCAAACCCACATATTAAAACACAGGACGGGGATCAAGTATTCTCTCGAGAGCCTTATGCTCAAGAGTTATATGACATCATGAAAGGTGCTATGGTGAATATTAAACCTCAATTGTTTATAGGTGAAATTCACGACGGTACAATACATGGAGTAACCGAAGAATATATTACAATAGACATTAACTATAGAGAATTAGTTTATGTTAAAGCTAATAAAGAATCTGAAGAGGTTAGACAACTTCTACCTGGAGCGGAAACTGCAGTTTTAATTACAGAAACTAAAGGTACATTAACTGGTACTATTACTGGTGGTGTAAAACATAAAACATTCATGGATCTTAGAGCTGCAATCGACGAAGGCAATACTGCTTGGATCGGTACGGTAAATAACATGATTGAAAATGGTGGTTATATTGTAAAGGTACAAGGTGTAGATTGCTTTATGCCAGGATCACTTGCAGGTATTAATAAATTATCAGACTTTAGTTCTATCGTTGGAGAAGAATTATATGTTGTTCCAGTAAGTTTCTCACCAGATCGTGGTACATTAGTGGTTTCACATAGAAAATATTTACAAGCTCTAATACCAACTTCAATTAATGAATTAAAAGAAACTCTTAATGAACCTAAATCAGGTTTAGTAACAGGTACAGCAAAATATGGAGTATTTGTTGAATTCAATAAATGTTTAACAGGTATGATCCATACAAATGAACTTGATGAAGAAACTTCAGTTAAATTTAAAGCTAGGGAGATTAAACCAGGCGAACCAATTAACTTCTTTGTAAAAGATATTATTACTAACAACAAGATTACATTAACTCAAAAGGAGACTACTACAGTAAACCCTTGGATTAATATTTCTACAAGGTATTCAATACCATCGGTTGTTAAGGCTAAAATCAAGACCAAAAAAGAATATGGAGTGTTTGTAAACATCGAAGATGGTGTAACAGGATTACTACATATTAGTGAGTTGCCAGGTGATATATTAGATACCTATAGAGTTGGAGATGAGATCGAAGTACAAATTACTAGGATCGATGAAGACTCAATGAAGGTATTTCTTAAACTACCCCAATAACTATCGCCACAGAGTTTGATATATATTGAAAAGTAATATCATACTCTTAATTAATGCAAAAGTTAAAAAGCAATTCAGTAAGGCAAGAAGTATTAGCTGCCAGCCAAATGGGTATCGAATTTGAGTTTTATTCTAATTTAGAACTAGAAGAGACTGTAAAGTCTGTGTCTAAACTATTAGATAGAAAAATTCAATTAGAAGAAAAGGCTCATTCAGATTTTGTACCATCAGCAGATGTGTTTAAGATGGAACCTGACATGTCAGGTGGAAAAGGATTAATTGAACTAGTAACTGGTCCAATGCCTTATAGAAACGCTAGGCTAGTTATTGTGAAAATGTTAGGATGGATTCGTGAAAACGGCTACACATCAGATCGTGCATCTATTCACTTAAATATGTCATTTAATCCTGATTTTCTAGAAGATTCAAATATGATTCAGCACATGGACGTGTTGAAATTCATACTTGAGTTTGATGAAGATCGAGTATATAAGTATTTCCCGGATAGAGAGAATTCTACTTACGCAAAATCTATTAAGTGGATTATGCCTAAACATGAAGCATTTTACTATAATGCCGATTTAATTAATAAGGATAACTTTACATTTGCAAATACTAAATATTACGGTATTAACTTTGAAAAGGCTCAAAGTAATTATTTAGAATTTAGGTATATTGGTGGTAAAAACTATGAAGATAGACAAGAAGATATTCTAACATTAGCAGATAGATTTATCATGGCTATTTGGAGGTCTTGTAGAGATCCAAAGTTTAATTCTGCTAATAAAATAGAGTTGCAGCGTATTTTAAGAAAGAATGAACCTTTAATGAAGATGCTAAGAGACTATACCGCCGTAAATAAATATTGGCCTAAGATAGATATATTAGTAGATTTACAAGATAATCCTACAGTAATTAATGTACAGTGGGATAGGTTTAAACATAAAGTATTAGAATTGTTATCAACTGGCACAATGGAAGAAGGTATTATTAACTATGATTCAGATTATTCTACTGTTCAAGTTAAAGATGGTAAATTTAAAACAGCATATCTGCTAGATGGATTTGAATTTATAGATTGTGAACTATCAGGTAATATAGAAAATAGTGAAATATATGGCGGCGAAATAAATGGAGCACAAATATTAAGATCACAAATATATAAAGGGTGTCAAATCATAGATTCTAAAATAGAATCTTGTTTTGTACATGGCAGCGTAACTGTTAAAAACTGTTTTGTTTTTGGACGAGATGGTATTTTTAAAGGTAGAATGGAAGGTGGTATATTTAGAGAAGGTGGGGTTGGACCTCATGTTAGATTCTCAGATGAAACTGAAGTTGTGGTAAGTAAAAAAATAAAATCATAAAATGAGTGAAATTAGAAGCGGTTATTTTGGAGAAGATCAACCAAATGAACATAACTTAAATACTGGAAGATTTAACGCCAGTAATAATACCAACTGTTTAAACGCATTTTTACAAGAGCTTGGTGATGAGCTAACTGGAGCATGTATGGTGCCAGTAAATTTACCACAAAGAGAAATAATTAATATAGTTAAAAGAGCTAAGAAATGGTTCTATAAGAACTATGAAGACTCTGTACTAGAAAACTATTACCATGTACCAAATGCTGTATTTAGTAGTGAATATTTTAAAAAGAATAGAACATTAAATTTACCAGGTGCTAATGCAGACGGATCTGGTTCAGTATTTTCAGTGTTTGGAGTACATGATATATCCTCAGGTTGGAATTCAACAGGTGGTGGATTAGATGTTAGATTCCAAAGCGGTGGAGACTTTGCAATAGAGAAGATGTTATTCAGAGGAATGTATGACGGATCTGGTGCAGCAGAATCTGCAGCTGAGTTAGAATATTACGTATTGAATCAATCTTTAGCAGATATGGCTAGACAGATTTTAGAAAACCCTATTTCTTTTCAATACGCTAGGCTGACTGGAGAATTAAAGATTATGGGAGACACTCCGAAGGGAGATGTGATACTTGATGTGTACGAAACAATTCCGGATTGTGCACTATTTGATGACGAAATCTTTTTTAGATATTGTTCTGCTAAGATTAAGCAATCACTAGGCGCTAAGCTTGGTATTTTTAAGTTTGCATTACCAGGTAATGTAGAATTCGACTACGACGCAATAAAAGACATGGGAGACACCGAATTAGAGTCAATTATTGAGGAGATAAAAGGAGACGAAGGAGTGGACTGGATGTTCCACTCATAAAAAGTAGAATACATATATAAATGGATTTTTATATAAAATACATAGGAGACCCTAATTATCAGACAGGAGTTGTTCAAAACGTAGGTGAAATTGAACAATTATTGACTCAGATAGAAACCGTTCTTTTCACAAGAAAGAGAGATGTTTTAGGTACTCCATCATTTGGTTGTAACTTAGAAGATATTGTATATAGTTTAGGTCAAAATGAATTCCAAATTAAAAACGAGATACAGGGCCAATTGGCTAATTTCGTTCCCCTATCAGGAAAGTACAAAACCACGGTAAGCGTTAAGTTTATGAAGGGTGTTGCTAGGGATATGGCATTTATTGACATTACTGTTAACAACGAGTACCAAATCAAAGTAAATTTAAGATAAATAACTAATGGCAGAATTAAAATTTTTAAGCACACTAAGAACATCGGCTAATCAAATTAAGACCGATGCTCGAACATATATCGCAAGAGTTTACAAGCGTGCGAATACTCTATTTACTGAAGCATCACCATTTGCTCAGATTATTTCTGTTATGGCTGAGTTAGGTGAATTAATTATGTTCTATGTAGAGGATTCTTTAGTAGAACAAAACATATACACTGCGCAACAACCAGAATCTATTTATGGTATATCAAGATTAACAGGACATGATGCTACAAGAGGTTTTGCTGCAACTGGTGAAATTGAATTTAAATGGGCAGTTGGATCAGATCTTGGTAAAATTGCAGGAACTGGATTAAATGTTGATGCAAGATCAGAATTAAAATGTGAATTAAATGGATTAGTTTATACTCTATTAACTTCACAAGATAAATTTAGATTAGAAAAGTCAAATAAGTACGCTATAAAATGCGCAATTGTTCAGGGTAAATTTGAATCTCAAAGGTTTACTGGAACTGGAGAGCCAATGCAATCATATAATGTACAAACAAGTTCTTTAACAGATCATTCTAAAGTTAGCGTTTCAGTTAACGGTGAAAAGTGGACAAAACACGATTCAATGTATGACTTATTAAATAACGAAAAAGCATATATTCTTAAGACTGGTATTTCTGGTGGCCTTGATGTTTATTTTGGAACTGGTAACTTTGGTGCAATACCAAGTGCTGGTAATTCAATAGAGATTGAATACATTAAGCATGCAGGTTTCCAAGGTAACTTAGATGATGCACAAGATATTATACTTAAGTGGGATGCAGAAGGTTCTGATTCTAATGGTGATGAATTTGATTTAAATGAATTCTTAGAACTTACAGTAACTTCATCTCCTAAGATGGGAGCTGATAAAGAGTCTGTTGAATTTACTAAGTTAATGGCACCCTTAGCGTCTAAATCATACGTTCTAGCGACTCCAGATAATTATGAGTATTTCCTATCTAGATATGGAATGTTCTCGTATGTGGATGCTTACAATACGACTGAGGACCAGTATTTAGATGATGATAATGTGATTTACATTTTTGCAATTCCAGATGCTAGAAGAAAGTTATTAGCGGATCAAGATTATTTCTCGATTCCAGTAAATGAGATGTTCTTTGATCAGAATGAATATGATAAGATGTCGCAAGTTATTCAAGATAGTGGCCAACAAATGGTTACAACTGAAGTAGTATTTGTAAAACCACAAGTTAGAAAATATTCTATGGATATTAATATTAGATATTTTGAAGGACACACAAAACAAGAGATATTCGTTAATGTTAGAAGAGCTGTAAGTGATTACATGCTTAATATTACAAGAAGAGATAAACTACCTAAGTCTGATATTGTTTACATATTAGAAACTATTGAAGGTATTGATGCAGTTAATGTAAGATTTATATCTGAGACAGAAGAGACTGCAAGAAGATTAGGGTATTATTTGTCTAAGACTGTAACTGTAGTGCCACAAGAGCCTGTAGTTTTAGAAGACATAGGTAATGGTAAACAAAAATATATTTTCTTTAAACAAATAGAAGAAGTTAAAACTGTAGATGTTGATGAAACAACTGCTATCCCATACGATGTAGCTGGACTAGATGAATGGGGAGATATTATTATGGATAAAGAAGAAGTTGCTGTTTTCAGAGGTGGTTGGCAAGATAGAGATGGTGATGAAATTGTTGACGATGCATTAATGAATGCTGAAGCTGCACTTTCAATTAACTTTGATGCAACACCAGTACCTAGAACTATTTACACTAGAGTGCAGGCTGGAAATAGAAAAGCTATAAAATAATGAGTCTATTTAAAGATCTATTAGTATATAAACGTAAACGATTGTATAAGGTTTCCAAACATAGGAAAGATGACAATGTTAATGTTAAGTATGATTACAAGAAACATGGTTTAATTGATAAACAAGTTTCTCCTCATATTAGAAGAAATCAGACAATGAGAGAATTCCTTATATTTGTTAATGATTATTTTTTAGCATTATTAGATCAGGTTAGATCCTTAAAGAATTTTGGTAACTTTACGGTAGAAAAAGACGACGAAAGAACTAGATAATATGTGGAATAATTTAAGATTCTTTAACGGTACGGATTACGAGCTACAACTAGCTCAGGACGCAGACGGTATATGGGAAGGACAAGTATATCTTCCTGAGGTATCTACGAACCTGTATGAAACGGCAAACCTATTTATTGTGGAAGAGTGTTTGTATAATGGCGATGCTGTTATTAATAAACCACTTTCTCCAGATAATACACTTACTGGATTAGATTTTAGTTGGGAAAACTTAAGACCTGACCAATCTAAAGATGTTATCATGTATGGTATGCGATATGATGGTGGTAAAGCTTATGTAAAAGAGCTTAGAACCCAATCATTTGGGTTTGGACCAGCAGAGACAGTCGATTCACAAGATGCTAATTACTTAAAGACTATTAATGCTAACCTAAATGTTGGTTTTCAAATTAATATTGCAGTATCCTCTGAAAACGCTGGTATCCACAAGAGAATTTTACAAATTAAAGCTGGGGATTCAGTTGTTGCAAGAATAGAATTTTACGGTGAAGTTGAAGCTGAGGATGAAAGATTTAAAGTACTATTAGGTAACTTAGGTGCTTCATTAGAGGCTGAAGACTTTATGATATTTAAATCTCATGATATTTCTGAGATGCACCCTGATTATCAACTATTAAACCAAAAGAGAAAAGAGATGTTATTAGAGCTTAATAACATTAAACCTTTTATTGGAACATATAAAGCAATCTTAAATGCTATTGATTTCTTTGGATATGATAAGATTACACTTAAAGAGTATTGGATTAATGTAGATAACGCGTCGAGAACTTTCGGTAAGCTACATGCTATCCCAGTGCCTAACTCATCTGTTAGAGGTGAGATGACTAGAAAGAGGTTAAGATTTAAAGTACCTTCTAAAACACAAAAGAAAACTAGTAGGTTCTCATTAGTTTATAGACTAAATGAACCAAACGGAACTTTCGATCAATGGGATTTTGCTAATGTTGATGAAGTCTTTGATTTCACACCAGAAGAAGTCCTAATCAAATTATACGGTTTAAAGAATAGATTACAAAGAGATTTTTTACCCCTCGAAGCTAAAATTGTAGATATTACAGGGGAAGGCGACTATTTCACACAGAAGAATATAAACATGTGGAAGATTCAAAATCCAATTGGATTCTTTACAGAGGGACATAGGGTTAAGTTTGATGTATGGCCAAGAGATAGAGATCTTTTTATTGAAGATACTTCAATGGTTTTAAAATCTACATTAGACCAGAACGATGCAGCTAGTAGTTATGATACGTTCTTAAATCTAGAGGTTGGTAAAGAGGCTAGTTTAACAAATATTCAAAGATCTGAAGAAAAGAATGTATTTGAAAGTTTTTATGATTCTTATCATGATAGATCAATGGAATCATATAATCAAAACTTTTCACAAACTAATATACCAATAGGTTGTCCTGTTATTCTAGATTCTACTGAGTCTTGGGATGATATTTGGGATGAGGCTACTTTTGTGTGGGATGATGCAGTTGATGCGAATCAAAACTTAAAAGTGACTTGGAACAACTGGTATAAAAGATGGGTTTATGAAATTGAATGGATTATTGATGGACCAAATGAATTTCATCAAGAATACAGAGGTCCTGTTGATTACTTAGATGCTGATGGAAATGTTGTCGACGACTACAAAAGATTACCAATTACACTACCATACGTTGGAAGCTATACTATAGAAATGAGAATGTATGATTTATTTGGACACATGTCTTACTATAAGAAGTCAGATCTTTTTGAAGTTAAATTAAAAGAATTAGAATTATACGGAGTTTACAAATGGTTAGAGACTGATGCAAAAGGTAATGCAACTCCATGGAATCTTAAATCTTTAGACTGGAATAAGTCTGGAGGCTACTGGGATATGCCACAAGACAATACCCAAAAGGTAGAAGATACTATTGCAACTTTATACCAAACGCTTGACAGAGCTAACTATATACATTTAGAAGAAGATCAAGGCGTTAGATTTTCTACGGTTAGAAGATTTGGTGATGTATTTTCAGATACCGGATATTCTGAAACAACCGGACCTTATCAATGGGATGAATGTGCTTTTAGATGGAAAGACACTGAACATAACTGGTGGGAAAACTTAAGAGTTGGACCAGATTTGACAGCTTCATTTAAAATAGACTGGATTGAACAAGGCGATATATTAGCGATTACGCATAAGAATCCAACGACTAATGTAAATAGAGTAGGTTCTCATACTATTATGTCTCCAACACCAACTGGTGTTAACGATGTAGCTGGTTGGAAAGCAATCGCAGATGAATTAGAGGCATCGATAGATCCTGTAATTTCAAAATTTAACTATAATCCTGTATTTAAAGATATAGACTCTGATGATGATATAGATACTAATGATCAGTTTTACTATATTATATGTACCGGACAAGAGTATTCAAAAACTTATGATTTTGAATCCGTTACAATAGATACAGAATCTCCTACTTCAGCAATAAGTGGAGAAGTCCATGTGGTTCACTATAACCCAACATGGGATAACGTAAAAGTATTTAAAGACTATGCGATGGTCGAAAGATCAACGCATTTAACTATATCAACTGACATTTCTAAGTTTCCTGGTGCTAGAAAGCCAAAGTGGACTATCACCAATATAACTAACCCAGAAATTAATGATATATACTATAATAATATGTGGCTTACTTACATTTTTCAGGAACCGGGTGAATACTCGATACAACTGGAAGCTGAAGACACGTATGGAAATAAGAACGTTGTAAAACGCAACATGTTAAAAGTAAAATAAATATAAAATGGCAAACATTACTGAAATTTTAGGTACAGATTCGGTATCTTCTTCGAGACCAACTATTAATAGTAATTTCGAATTATTGAATGACGAATTAGCAAGTGTAACAGCTCTTTTAAACCCGGTGACTGGTGTCATGAGTGGTTTAACATCTGCTACATCACAACAACTAAGCATAGTAGATGGAACAACATTATTTGTTGTAAACACATCTGGTGCAACTGTTTCTACTGCTGCAACCTTCTCTAGCTCGATTAACCTTGGTGGTTCAATTATCAAGTCAGGTGTCGTTGGTACTGCAACTAGTGCAACTACTAATTTAGCACCGTCTAGTTTAGATAAAGGTACATACTTTATTGATGGTAACTTCGTGATTCCTGTAGGAGTCGATGGACAAGAAGTAACATTAATAAGTGTAGCATCAGCAAGTATATCTTTAGGTGCAAATACTGGAGCTGCTTTACAAGCAACGAGTATTATATTGGACGCAGTTAACTCAACTATAACACTTAGATGTTTTAACACTAAGTGGTATGTAGTAGCTTCTCACAAAGCAACGATAGTATAAATTAAACAAAACCGAAACTGTAGATGGCAACTCCGTTAGTTAGAATACCACAACCGCAAGGCGGCACGATGTATGCATTTGCTTCATCGGCAAGAGATATTACCAGAGCATTTAATAGTGCTGACATCAATTTTGAATTTAGTAAATACGCTTTACTAGATTTACCTGATTTCACACAATCTCAAAATGGCGCAAACGCAATTGATTTTAAATTAAATCTAAAGCAAGCATCCGGGCAATCGTATGTTGGAGCTAATATGCCGAATGTGGATTTCGCACAGACATTCCAAAATTATGCATTAAATTTAGAAGAACTTCTTTTAAATGATGATGACTATGATCCGATCTTACTGCAATCAGATGCAGAGAAGATCTTTTTTAAATGGTTATCTTCTTTAGGAGCAATTGATTTTAGACCCTCAGATTCTAACGAATCTTCGACTGGTGATTATGCTGAGAATGACAATGCGATTTTAGGTGGAGCAAACTATGAGAGAGTAGTAAAGTATTTAGGTAGCATCGACGCAGAGAATGACGTTGCATATCAGGGAAATACTTATCATGAAGTTTATATTAACGTACCAACATCGGTAGGTTTTACTCCTCAAGTATTGTTTAAGCCCACTGACTATAATACAACAGCAACTAAATTATATCCTAGTGATGTAAATGCTGTAAATGTAGAAGGTAGAGAGGGACAAACACACCCAGATCCTAATATTGACTTATTGCCAATTGTAGATCAGTGGACTCTTAATTCAGGTCCGTATTATGATGTACAAACAAATGCTACAAATTCTGTACAAATTGATTTCGATACTGCCTCTTATGAGCAGATCCAAAATAATCCAGATGTTAAGTCATTATTGGATTATGCAAAAACTGGACAACAGTTTAGATTTAATGCCGTTTTAGTATATTATGATTTATATAGCTCTTCTGTACCTGCTAATAGATCTACAAACTTATATGGTATCTTAATCCTAGATGATATTACAGATTCTTATGGTCCTGGATCTAAGATTCATGAACAGATTAAATTTAAGCCTAATGAAGTAACTGGCTTAAATGGTAATGCATATTCTTTAAAGTTAAATCTTAAATTTAATTCATCTCTTGATAACGTAGGTGTTGAGACTAGTGTAAATGATTTCACTACATTCTCTATGGATTTATTCATGGACACCACTACAGCACTTGAGAATGCAACTGATCTACTATTACAAGCTAACAATAGATATGGAGCAATTGCTGAGAGATTAACTACTTTAGAAAATATAATTTTAGGAACGGCTCAAGCAGCTCAACTAGAAACAAGAATAAAAGAATTAGAAGATGACTTTACAGCATCTTCATTACAGTTACAAGATTCAGATGCACTATTAACTTTAATTAATAATGCACATGGAAAGATTAATCAATTAATAGATGGAACAATTCCAGTAGAATTACAATATAATACAGATGTAATATTTGCAGGTAAAGGAACCACTGTTGATAAGTCAGTAGCTGGTAAAATTAAAGTTAATAATGAAGTTGAGGGCTATGTAGTTTCCGATTTATTTAAATGGGATATTGCATCAGGTATTACAACCGGAGCTTTAACATCAACTAACTTATTTGATAATTCAGCAGCTAATCAATACGGTGTATGGGCAAAGTTAAATCTTTATACTAATAGATTAAGTCTGAATAACGTATTAAACAGCGAGTCGCTGAATAGTAGCCTAGATATATACATTGATGATTCTACCAACGGATGGAAGAAAGGTCAAGTATTTAAAATAGCGATAGATACTATTGATGTAAACGGTAACAACATAAAGGTTTTAACTAATAAATCTGGAGGTTGGATAAATATCGCTGACATCGACCCATCACAGTTAATAACGACTAAACCTTACATTGAGTTGGTTTGTATAGATCCAATCAACTATGTATTTGAAGTAGATATTTTAAGATAATATGAACACTAACAATTCCATATCTAATTCCTTAAAGAAGCTTTTAGAAATTAATACTAATTCTCTAAAAACATTTGAAAGAATCAACGAAGCAGTAACCACTAATGCGAAATCTATTCCATTAGAAATACTGACAGACGAAGGTACTAAAATTGTATCTGTACCTGGGTTTGGGTATATGAAGCAAGAACTATTAAGGTTAGATAATAATCTTAAAGCATTGGCTGGATTAGGAAAAGGTAGTACTAAGGTTAAGTTGCCAGATGGTACTTTTCAAAACATTATCACAACGGCATTAAAGACTCCTGCTAATGATATTACTATCTTAGCTAGACCAACTGCATTTGTATCTAAAGCAAACTATTTTGCAGAGGATTTCTTAAACCCAATGTTAACTACTTCGGTAGATGTAAGCGGTCAAATACCAAATGATACAGAAAGGATTCTTGTTAAAAGAATTTTATTCGATGGAACAAATCAAGTTGCTGTAGATTTCTTTAACGAGAATTACAGAAACCAAGATGGCATCGATTACTTAACGGCAATTAGAGATATTGTCAATAATAATATAGCATATATTCTTGACGAAGAGATGAGAGATATGCCTTACAGAACTACACAATATACTGGAAAGTTTGATGTTCTATCAATTTCTAATTCTAAAAGAGAAGTTGTTGAGAATGGTGTAACTGTAAAACAGGCTATTAAATTATATACATTAGATAGTTTAACTTACTCAGATAACAATAAAGATCTAGACCAGACTGAATTACTACGCATAGGAGACGAGTTAATGGTCGCTGGCGGTTCTAAAAATACTAGATATGTAATTGACAAGCTGGATTCTTCAACTAGACAGGTTGAGCTTAGATTAGTTGAAGGGTATGAGGCTATTAAAATTGGCGGAAGTACTTTATCAATCTATAAATCTGAAGATAACAATTTAAATATTGATGTTCCAGTTGGATTTGATGAAAGAATATTAATGTTTGTGAAAGCAATCGATCCGCAGTCAAAGATCTTAGCTGAGAAATGGTCTCCAGGTGTTGGATTCTATTCAAACGATTTAGAAGTATTACAAGAAGACGGTAGTATTATTTTACTATCTTCTTTCTATAAAGATAATGTAGCAGATTTCGGTAAATTTATTACATCTATTAAAGAAGACAATATTCCTCCGGCAACGGTTGGTGTTACACCAGATGCTCCGGAATTAGATGGTCAAAATTTTAAAGTAATTCAAATCAATAAGCATTTAACTGAAAATGATGCTGCTGATAAAATTAAGAAATTATCTGCTGATAAAATATCTGTACAAGAGGCTATTAAAAAACTAGATGATACTATCACTAAGAAGAGATCTGTTATTGCTAGTACTAAGTATGCATCTCAAGTACAAAAGGACAAAGATAAGAATGAGTTAATTGCACTAATTGAAGAAAGATCTTCTGAAGCAAAATTATATAACTCTATTGTAACTCAAATACAAGCCTTATCATCTTCGTCAAACGCACAAAATATTAACCCTAAATATAGAGTTAGAGGTTTCTGGAAAGTACCTGCTGCAAAACAAGTTGCTGATACATTAGATCAAGAGGTTGTACGATTTATTGTACAATATAGATACTTATCAACTTCAGGTAAAGCTGCAGAGGCTGCACAACTTAAGTTTACAGTTGATGGTAGAGAACAATCTGCTATCTTTTCAAACTGGAATGAATATAGTGGTAAAGTTAGACAAAGAGCTAAAACTATTAATAGCGATGGAACTATCGAAAAGAAGTTTACATGGCAAGCTAGTAAAATTGAAGATGGTCAAGAGATCAACTTTAACCAATTAGATATTTCAATTAATCAAGGAGAACTAGTAGAAATTAGAGTTAAATCTGTTTCTGAGGCTGGATTCCCTGCTAATCCAATAATCTCTGATTGGTCAGAGCCAGTTACAATTAATTTCCCGGAAGAAGAAATTGATACAACGGATGTTGCTGCAGTAGTTCAAGTAAATACTGCTGAATTAGCAAAAGTACAAATTACTGAAGAATTAACTGGACAAGGAGTATTTACTCACGTTAGTGATTCATTTACTGCTAATGAAAATTATTATGCTCACGTTGCAACTAATATCGCATCAGGATTCTTATCTCCAGAACAAAAGCCAATTTCTGTCTATGACAAAATAGCAGAACTTGAAGCTCAGATAGCTGGACTTAAAGGAACTGTTGATGCTGAAGTTGGAGAACTTATGGTTAAGGTTGTTTCAGAAGATGGATCGGTTACTAATATTAATAAAGACACTACAACTCAGTTATTTGCAGGGTATTATGTCGATGAGGTTGCTGATTTAACGGTAAGAAAAGGACATATTGTTACTAAAACGTTTAAACTACAATTAGAAAATAGTAAATCTACTAAATTAGAATTAGTTTCTAGATTAATTGGTGATAGAACAAAACCGGTATATAGATCTATTAATGTAAATACCGAAGCAAACGCAAAAGGATTTGGTATTGCTAATGAATCTGGATCAGGAATTACTTCTGTAGATACAAAAGTTGAAAGAGATACTTATTATCAAGAAGAGGGTAATTATGATTTAGTACCTATTCAATACCAGAATATAAACACTGCTAATTTTGATTTAACTTCAGAGGCTCCATATCAATCGGCGCAAAGAAGAGGCCAATTTATCTATAGTAGATATATGGATATTGCAAATCAAAACCCACATTATATTACTAAACCAGTTGGAGACGCTGTAGTTTCGCCCGAAATATCGGATTATGAACATAAATTAGCAACATACGGTTCTGGAGCTGGGTCTGGAGAATGGCCAAATCCTACAGCCGTGTCAGATAGTAATAATAACTTTATATGGTCTGGTTCATTTGTTAGCTATGCATCAGGACAAGAGTGGAGTAAATCTCAAATTAATGTATCTCCTATTAGTTCTGTAAATATAACTCAATACAATTCTGGATTATTTGTTCATAAAGATCACCCTAATTTAGCTAATATTTGGTCAGCTGCATTAGAAAGTAATGCGTTTAATATTAGTACTGTTGTGGATTCTATGATATTCTCAATGCCTAAAACAGCAACATTAGCGACAGGAGCTACTTTATTTAGTATATTTGGTTCAAGTGCTGATACAGATAATCAAACTCAAGCTAAACAACAATTAGCGTACCACCAAGGTGATAACTTATATTCACAAACCTCACAAGAGAGGCCTATGAAAATGTCGTTTGAAGCGAATGACCAGTATATGTTAGGTGGTAAATCATGCGGAGCATTCTTATTTATGTCTCCAGTAAATGCTGATACACTAAAAGTAGGAGGTGAAACTAAAAGATCTTCTAGGGTAGTTAAAGCTAAAAAAGATAATGAATCTAACGCTATTTCAGTAGATATAGTATTCCAATTTAGAATGACAGATTACTTTGGTAACGAAGATTCTATTGATACTGGTAGAGTTGGTGGATTTGCTAGACTTGCGTATAACAACTTAACTTATACTAAGAAAATAGGTTTAGATATTTTTGACAAGTTTGGTGAGCAGTTCTCGTTTGATTTAGAAGTATTCGCGAAGTACGGTCCTAAAGGTAGAAATTTAAACTCTATTAAGGCTGCCAAGTTATTTAGATAATATATAGCCTGAATAAGGTGAATATATAATAGAGGAGACATCCTCTAGAAAATAGATATGAATAATTAATGGCTACTATAACAGTAAATTTAAGAACACCGTATTACGACACTCTGCCGTTAGCAAGAGCTGAGATTCAAAATAATCCCACTTTTAACGGAACTACAACAGTCATATATTACAATGATTCAGGTTCAGGCCCGGGCCCTTCTCCGGGACAACCAGGGGGAGGTGTAGACGTGTTTACAGATGCTGGCCTCACGAATCCATTTAATGGGCAGAATAAGCATTGGATATGGGATGGAGGTAATAACTCCACATGGGGAAGTCCATACCCTTGGATTATACAGATAAGCAGTAACGGTAGTGTAAGTACTTTAAACAACGGGATGGTAACATTCACTCCTACGCTTGCAGGCCTTAATATTCCAGGCGGTGCAGATGGTGACCTCGTAGCAGGTACTGTAAATTCTGGACTTACTATTGCTTCTTATGCTCCAACAAATTATTCAATTGGAAATAGCACTTACGGTGCATTTATTAATATACCTGCAGGGTATAATAATTCTAGCGATGGAACACTTAATGTTGTAATCCAAAATGTTACAGTTACTACAACAACACAAGCACTACCAGAATATAATTGTGCGGCAGCAGGCCCAACGATTCCTAATGGTAATGTCGGAGATACAATTTTAGCAACTTCAGTTACCTGGATACAGTCTCCTAGTAATATTGACTATGTAATAAACCCGAGCGTATATACTTACGACGATAATGGTGATGGAACTACAACTTA